TGTCTTTCTTCGATCGACTATGAATTATATAAAAATTTCCCCTGACCAAACCACTGATTCTCAATCCGAACTCAGTGGTTTATCTCCGCTCTTTGGGCCTTCGTGGTACTCAATAGGAGCATGCACATTGTTGCCCATACCCACAAGCAAACCAGCACCGGATGTAGAAGAAGAGAAATCTCCACCATCACACAAGATGTTCAATTCGAACACTTATTCTTCTACCCCTATGTCTCAGGTACTCTCTGAAGTATATGCCAGAACGCTTGAAGAACCGTCTCTCTGGTCAGCAGACAGACAATACCACGTCCCATCCGATTCCGCATATCCGCTCTTATGTGTTAGTCCTAGCTACGTCCCCCACCCTCTTATACGGAATAGGCTCACCATTCTACCCAATGGATTCCACTATAGAGTATTCGTAAATCCTTCTATTGCCCTTTCGGATTACGCCCGGATGATTTTCAGTGCACTCTCACTTCCAGATCGTCAATTGATCGATCCTGTCACAATGAAAAGCTCCCTCCATCGCTCTGTAGTGTCAGCCCATCTTAGTCAGTGGTGGCATTACAGGGTTCTTATCAAGAACAGATTTGATGTTGATGTCATCCCAGGAGCTGTCGTTTCAGCAGATAAGAAGCATAATAACTTGTCCCTGTGGTTCATGTTCTTTTTGCTCCACCCTTCGTTACCCATTCCCCGACAGTTGAGAGTCTCTAATCATGCTGCCCAATGTGAGAATGCATCAGGAGAACTCCTAATTCCCTCCGTATCTTACAAACCCATCCAAACTGACTCTGAGGGTATGCCAGTACTAATGGTCATGTACGATCCCAACAAAAATCCGTTTCCCACTACCCGACCTCCAACAGACTCACAATGTCCCATATGCTTCGTCACATTGGCTCTGGAAAATACAGCTCATTCTAGCTGTGAGAAGAACCATGCTCTTTGCATAGATTGTGCCCGAACGTGGGGTTCCAAGAGTAACAAATGCCCAATCTGTAAGCAAGTGACTTCATTCACCATCGCTCCCAACAAGTACGAAAACGGAATGTTCACGATAAGTAGTGAAGAAGACGACCACATACCAACCCCATGGGACTTATTCAGTATGTCTCTTGGCTACAGCGACTACGGTTTACCCACCTGTTGCCACCCCGTTCGTTACCCAGGAGAACAACCCGATGTGACCCTCACTCCCTCAGGAGTATCGCTACCTACAGATGGTCACTGTGCACAACATCTCATAACCATGCTCGACTTCCTACACGTAGACCCCGCCTTCATGGCTTACCCTGCAAACGCAACCCCCTTAATGGAACTTACCAAAATCTTTAGGGGTTATGTCCTTCCATTTGAACATCAAATGTGGGACGTGCACTCAGTGCCCTGCAAGGAAGGACCTTGTATTCGTCCTACAGCAATGAGGAACGGAAGAGTATTGTGCCATATCATTTATTACTACACCGTTTCACCTTCACACTCTCTTGCAGATTTCAGGGAATTTTTGTTGTGGAATAGCAGGGCTCGAAGCTACGAATTGAAGTTGTCATTCGGGGACGCCACACGCTTTGATGTTGCTTCGACTGCTGACATTCACAATATCGTACTGGGATCAAGCGTCCAACCTAATGCCTCCGGCTCCAAGACTGACGCAGATGTCACAAGGGACAGGTATAACAATTGCATCAAGAGCAGTGTATTTAAGACACTAAACGAGCAGCCCTCCTCAGTTTCTCGCAAAGACACCTCAGATGTCTTATATGACGTCCTCATGTACAGACTCCACCCATTGGATTTTGAAGCAGACATAACCAAATACTTCGCTGATGTGCTCAGTGCTGACCTCAAAGAGGGAGAACTCTCAAGGATAGCTAACTGTGATGGACGACAATTCATCAAACAAGTATTGGGGTGGTTCTACAACACATGGCCAGATCTTAGTGACCTATTCGAGGACTTACGTGGAATTAAAGAATTCCCTCACTCCCTGGCCGAAATTGACTCCCTGAACGCTCACAAAGGCGATATCCTATATAATGACGAGGAGGATGATGACCAATATTCTTGTTATGAGAACGACTACAAGCCAAAGACACCGGTGCAGGGATGTGAGGTCATGTATGTCCCCAAAGGTTCCCAGCCTGTTCCCCAAAATACCGCCGTAAACCCAGATACAAAATCTGAGGAGCAGTATCCCCCTTTGTCAGTGTCGCAAGCTGCCCCCGTTACCCCCAACACCCCAATTGTCCCTCCCGTTCCTACAGTAAGTCAGGAACCTCCAAAAGACCCAGTAGATATTACTAAGAATGAGGAGGCTAAACAACCTATCCACGATTCTACAGACCCGTTCAATATGGAAAAGGCTAAAGAAACTCATACGCTCTTAGAAGCACAGAAGAAACCTGAGGTTATCGTCTTGAAAAAGCCGGATACAACATCAGCCAACCCAGCTGCAATGGCGAAAGCCATGAGTGCTATCTATGACCCCCAAGACCTCACCAAAGGAGGTATACACGTTGCTGTGACAGCCAACGTCAATGCACCCCTCAATGTTTTAGACCCCGCAGACCTAGTCCGATTGGAAGACGAATACATGGACGACTACCTAAACCGAACAATAGTGAATGAGTTGTCTCGCTCTTTCAAAGTAGCGGCTAAAGCGAAGCTTATGGTACTAGTCGTAGAAAACATGCCTCTGATCTCCACTGATCATGATGTATGGACTATGGAATCCTTCCCATGTCATGAGTGCTACTCCCCCCCAACCGGAGCCTCTTTGTGTGCATATGACTGCTACAACCTCTTACACCATCCAGGGCTTTCTATCTTCATAACCAAGAAAGTAATACAGGACGATGGCAGTTACAATATCGACATACAGACCCTTAATAATCCAAAAGAGATTTCCTCCTTACTTATGGGAGATGCTTATAGAGCCGTGGCCGCCATGGCGTCATTTGGTATTCCATTCGAAAACGGACATGCAAAACTGACACAACCCAATTTCTCTAACCTATCCTCCTTTGGGGGAGCCTTCGCCATTTCGAAAGAGCTTAGTGAATTTTTAGCTTTGGTTCCTACCACAGTGACCACCATCCCTGTGAGATTTGAAGATCTACCTACGTGCATGATCTTGACGAAGCTAGAGGGCTCTATGCATGCTACTGCTTGTTTCCGTACTCATCAGGGGGTCGTCATCCCATCCCCTGAATGGAATGTTAACGACGTAACTGCCTACAAGAAGAGTATCGGAATTTCCACTGTCGTTCCATCCGCAACGGTAGCCACAGCACAGACTCCCGTCACTGCAGCCATTATCAAGCCACAAGCTCCTGTTATCCCTGCTAACTATTGTGGGTTGTCAAAACCTGGGCGAATTACTCACCTGCCCTTGAACTTCCAGTATGGTACCTACTTTGACTCTTACTATTCCAAACATTACCCCGCAGACTACGCTGCATGTCAGAATAATCGCACCCCCTATGCCCACCCCGGGTTGAGAACAGCAAGCAACATACTCAATCTGCAATGTATTTGCTCCTTATCCAGTAGTTGCAGTAATATTGTGGACGTGGGGAGCAAGCCGACCGGAATGGCCCAATGGTTGAGTTATGTACCCACACGCCTACATGCAGTTCGTAGCTCCACACTAACCGCCTATGACCAGATGTACGCCGCAATCAAAATCAGTCCAGCCACCCTTGCTCGATACGGCTTTAAGAGTATTAACACTGGGCAGAATCCTTGGCTCATAAACTGGGATCTCACCAACTCAAAGAATATCTTCTATGACGGAATTATCAGCAGCACTACCCCTCTACCGCCTAATGACTGGGCAATCAACCTCTCAGACGTCATCTACTACGATGGGGTGCTCCAATACGTACTCAAAGTCCTTAAGGCAAATCCTAGTCAACGCATAGAAGCTGTTTACATGGTTCTCCCCAGTGACCCAGGCGTATACACTTTCTACGATGGGGAAGGCTACGCTGTCGTGGACGAGTTCAAGGTAGCCACTGTTTGTCCACGAGATAACCCTGATGCTTATAGACATCCCGTCATTCCTAATCAATCCATGTTCCCATCCACCTGCACCTTCCTTTGCGGGCAACTTCTTGGCACTTACCAAAATCAAATTCGTATAGGGGAGAAAATAGTCATGAGACGAGTTATATTGAGTTTGAACCCCTCCCCATTGCTCACAGACCCCATTATAATAGATTCAGATGAAGTCATTGTTACTTCAGAAGATGGCCAGGCCCACTTGATAGGAAGAGATGATTACACCAATATACTGTCAGCTCTTTCTGCTAACATGAACTTTGTAGGTTCCAACCTTCAAAGATGTTACAACACGGCCGGCTTTGCAGCGTCTCAAAAGTACCCCAGTGCTGCAGTGCGTGCTTTAGTAAGGAATGTGGCTCTAAAACATTTAGCAGACGAGTCCGTACACTCAGAGCAATTCCAAATTAAAATGTCGGACACTAAGTTCTTATCCAAACCTATATCATACGCAGTTCGTCTCCAGCGCTTAATAGGTAAAATATCATGGGTTCTTGCCCCAACCGCTCTTATGTCCTTCTTTTCGACTCATTCTTGCAAGTGGCTTTTGATCCCTGTGGTTGTTGGTGGAATGGTTCTAAACTCTATCCATATCACGGATAGAGAAGAGTACATAAAAGGTAGCCTACATGAAACGTCATCCAATCTAGCTAATTTGGCGTCTATGTTCAACACCCAACTGAAGAGGAAGATATGGGGTTTCTTGATGTTCTCTGGATTTTCTATGGGACTATACCTCCTCTCCACTAGTCAAAAAATAGAGACCCCCACTCCTTCCCCTAAAACGGTCATCCCCACCAAAGTAGTTCAGAACCCCAGCATTGCTCACAATGCCCCAAAACACCCAAGAGTGCCTACCCCTTGCCTGCCTTCGTGTATATCCGTGAATAATCTATGGAAAAGTCTCAACAAAAACTGTGGCAAAGTCTGGAGCCGCATATCTCTTTATCTCGGTAAACCATACGAGTACGTGTGCTCTAACCTGCCTTCTGGGACAAGGTGCATGGAGACTGTGGGGTATATTGAACCGCCGATCGTCAACTACGTGGCCACTCCCCTATTACATCACACTAGCCAAGTTTTAATGAGCAAATACCCATGTAGTTTTGGGGCACAAACAGCTGCAGCTACCTCTACTGCACTGGAACGCATGTCTGTATCCTTATTCGAACATGCCAACCAGGCGGCTCTTGAACGTGCCCGAACAGTCCAAGATCTACTTCGAGTTGGAACCATTGGGGGTAAACCTACACCCAACGTCGCGATGACGAGCCCTAACGTTCCTGTGGATTTGTCTCACACAGCCCCTGAAGTGCCTTCCTATTGGTATAACAACCAACATATCGATATGGAGAAGAAGTTCGTTCCCGGGACAGACCCAGCTGTGGACATAGAACTAGTTGGTGTAGCAAAAGGATCATCCCTCGAACAGCTGAAGTTTTTCGAAGAGAACCACAGACTGCCCTATTTATCAGGCTTCGACCCCATACTCTTAGGAGAAGAGCCCGTAGTGTTTCGTAACAGCCTGTTTAACGTCTACCACACAATGCATACTAGGATGTCGGCTAAAGTTTTTCCCATTACCTCGTCTTCCTTATACACTCAATTTAGAACCTATTGTACACAATTTATAAGTTCCCTTCCCAATGACGTGTCCTCAATGGTCCTTTACAGCCAAAATACACTTAACCCTAGTGATGAGGTCAGACTCCTTACATTCGAGGAATACCTAAGTTCCGTGGAGAATAACAAAAAAGACTCATACAAGTGGGGGTGGGAAAAGTTCCAAGAAGACTGCCACGTACCCAACATTATGAACTTGATGATCAAGACCAATGAAGTTGTCTATGACAGACAGGATAAGGCTAGGGTTATATACAACCCCAGCAAGCAGGCCAAAGGGGCCGCCGGGTTCGCTAATAAGAATCTCCTGATCATACTTAAAACATTGTTCCCCGAGATAACTTTGGGCTTAAACTGTCATGAACTGAAACAACGCCTAGAGCAAGGAGTGTCGAGACTGACTGACCCAGTCTTTGTGTCATGGGACGGGACTAGCTTTGACGCACACCAACACTACGAATCCATAAAATTTATAGACTTGCTATTTCTAAACAAGTACACCGAGTTGGCACTAAGTCCGTCAGCCCCTTCACCCAGGGCTCTCGCGAGTTTGCTCATGTATGCCAATAGGAAAGCCACCAAGGCCATATACACCATGGGAAAAACCAAAGAGGTAGTTCTGAAAGCTTCGGTGTCCGGCAAAACATACTCTGGTGATCCTCTCAAAACAACATTGGGAAATTCATTACGCAACTTGTGTTATATGAAGTTTATAGGCCATCTAGCTGGGATTCCAGAAAGTAAGTATACCACATTCATCACCGGAGACGATTCATTGTTGGTAATTGAGCAGAGCGAGTTGTTACGATATTTGAACGCCATGAAGGACTGTTACTCTATGCCTAAGAAGGACGGAACCTATACTAAAGGAGTCTACGGAGTGCCCTTAAAAATGCTCACGATCTCAAAGAGTCAAGCAGACTACTTGTCTAAGGCTATATATATGCTTCCGAGTAGGGAAATATTAGTATCACGCTCACCCCACAAGATTGTCAGCGGATCACGATACAGCCCTAGTATCAAAGACTACGGAGCCGACGCCTTCCGGGCTGCTATAGTTTCTGAAATGAGGACGTGGGCCGACCATGTTCCATACGTCTCAGAGTATTTGTCTACACTGGAATGCCAGGTAAAATCCACACCCAAATTCCTAATACCTTTTGAACATTGGCAGTCTTCCCACCCCTATCATACAGAGCAAGACATATCTTCCTATGCAGGAATCACCAACATAGCGTGGTCGCTTTTAGGTTGCGACGGCCCTACGCAAGTGGCAGGTTTTTTGAGCATGCCGACTACTGTATCATTGCTACGTTCTTCACTTGCTGATCTCAACCTCGGACCCTCAGTCCCTGAGAGTTTCATGCAGATAAAAGGGGGGGGTACTAGGGCTCGCACAAAACATTATATTTCCAAGGAAGACATGGCCGACATATATGATCAAGCCCGCCAAGCAGTTGGGAAGACTGACCCTAACAAGAAGGCACAAAAATCCGCAGCGGAATCCCAGAAACTCTTGGCTAAACAGTTGAAAAATTCCGTTGCTAGCTACATGGACAAGGCTACAACGGAGTTAAGGTCCCTTCATACCGCACTAGGAGATAAAGTCAAGTCCATTGAAGAAGCAGTGAACAATAGGGCCGATAAGGACGTAAGTGAAGCACTGGACAAGGTGGACAATATATTCCACCCATTTAAAGACGTGAATTCAAAAGAGTTAGGGCTAACTGTTGCAGAACGCAACCGGATTCAAAAAGAACTATATGACATGGAAGCTCAGATAATATTCAAAAAGACCAGCAAGTACAATCCAATAAATGAATATAGGGAAGTTCTGAAAAAATTCAGCATTAAGCCAGATTCCCTCCCTTATCGCCAGTTTAAGGAGCTAATTGTATTGGACGACTGGGAGGATGTGTTCAACAAAGTTTGGCCTACAATAGAGAAGTACGGAGTGCCAGCCATAGAAAAACTTTTTAACAAATTGGTTATTGGTGGCCAAGTAGAGGGTGCTCTTGCCCCCGAGGATCTCAATTCAGAGGTTCTTGTCTCAAACTCAAAATCCCTATCGCGCAACCTCATGTCAAATACGCAACAGTGGAATTCTATTACCCAACAGCCTAGCCTTCTATCTGAATGGTCTATTGACGGTGTTAATATGGAGGCTGTTGCCTCTCTACTGTGCCCAGAAAGATACCAATCTCGATTGCCATCTGATTATAACAACATTCCTGACGCCCTGGCATCCGCTTCCTCTAAGGTCACTCTCACCGCAGGAGCTTCCGGAAACGTGGCCTTGTGGGTACTCCCTGCCAATTTGTGGAATCCTAGCGCCGGTCAATCGTCTCCCACATCTTCATTTTATATGATTCTGACAGACTACGCTCCAGTGGACGGATCTTACTCGTCCGTAAACTATTACCCAGGGCCACTTTCTGCATCAGCTGGCTCAGTCCAAGGACAGCGATTGAATGTTGCAGCTATCAATGTTTTGCCCATTAATAACAATAACAACAATTCTGGGTCTATTAGTATGATCACCACTTCTGTGGCTTGTTATCCCAACTACCCCCTTGGACAATTGCCATACAATGCAATGGACATGTTACCCACATTCCAGACAGGTGATGCAAAAAGTAATTATCGAACTGTCGCTCTCCCCTCATACACTGGACTTACTCCCCCTACAAACGCCCCCACATTGAACATTACAACGCCGGGTGTCTTTATCACTATTGTAGGAGCTGCTCCAGGCCCCGTTGCGGACGTTGTGATTACATACATCTCCGAATTTATCCCAATAGCTTCATCTGCTCCGACCTCACAAATGCAATCTCCTCCTCCAGGAGCTGCCACCGCGCAGTTTACATCACTAATCCTTTCCCGATTCCGTTGGCTCGTAAACGCCAAGACCGAACGTGCCCAAAAATTTATCACTCACCTGTTCGCGTGCCCATCCCGTCGTGCCGATGACCTAATGAGTGCTGCTGTCAAATTCGACGCAGAATCCTAAGTTCTCGTGCTATAACAGTTTGGACGATTCATTGGTAATCATCCAAACTACAATCTTCTCAGTACCTTAATCTGAGACCACGTATAGTGGCTGCCCAGTCAGTGTCTGGTAAGGAGTATACGAAATGGTCGTATCCTCTTTTCTGCATGCAAACTGCAGTTAAAAGAGGGGGTGCTGGCGACAGTTTCGACGTTTCCTGCGAAAGCGAATGGCCGGCTGCGGTTGATTGCTCGACCATCGCGGCGTTTTGCTGCGTCA